ATACATCGGGTATTGCATTCTTTTGCATTGTTGCATGTTTACCATCGATAATAGAAATAGATTCCATTACCGCATTATAGACCGCACGGTCTTGACACCACTTCTCAGTTCGTGTAATTAACCATTCAAGGTTCTCAGATTCGGGTGTAAAAATATTAGGAAGAAGGTCTATTGCGGAACGATATTGGTCATCCGCAAGAGAGTTCTCTTCATCGATTTCAATCTTGAATGATTCAAGAGTTGGTAGTTTGTTGTATTTTGCTACAAATTTAGTGACTTCTTTGAATAGTCCTTTGTAGACTCCATCAAAGTAATCAGGTGATATGAACGGAAGAACCTTCCGCATGTAGTCATCATTGGTCAGTAGATTCCGCAGTACTGTCTGTTCTAGATTGATATTCATTATATAATTCTTCTAAGTCCTCATGTGTTTCTTCTGTTGCCATAATTTGACCAGAGTCACTATCCTGTGCAACCATAGTTCCCTCTGCGATAGCTGTACCTATTACGCTATTAAGTATTGTACCAACATATGCTTGAAAAGTCAAGTCTTCTGTTGTTAATTCTGGGTCTGGTGAGGATTTGATGGAGAAATCAAATCTAATCTCTCCATCGTCTCCACTATCATCGATTCCTACAAACTTGATTGCACCAAAAGTAATAACCGTTTCAGGATACTCTTCTAGTATTCGGACATCCCATCCATGGGGGTCATCCGAAGGAACAAGTTCATAGTGAATCTTTTCACTGAGCATATTCTCAATATCATTCGACATTTGCTATCTCTTCCATGTCTACTTTTTGTGCGAGTCCAATTGAGTATTGTGACTTGAGGAAGTCTGCGAAGTCGGTATCTGCGAAGACTGGTTTCCAGAATTCTTCTTGAAGGGTGTCCTTCTCTCGAACTCTTGGGTCAACCAATTCACCACTATCCCTATCCACACGACAGTACCAACCATTAGAAGGCTTAGCGACATAACCACCAACGAGAGCGACATCCAAAAGACCGCTGAAACGTTGGACACCACCTTCCCAAGATACTGTGATAGGTATTTTAGATTTCTCTTTAACATAACGTGATTTCTCCACATTAATGATAAACCTGTAACCTTTTATCTCAGTTCCTTGTTTATCTTGTTGTCTTCCCAGAATCCAGATGTTATCTGCACTGTAGTATATACCAGTACCACCACCTACGATGTCTTTAGGGAATAGTCCAATTTCTTTATATGTGTGGTTGACGGCAAGCATAGGGATATTCTTCATGGTCAGATATGGAGTACACATCCTAAAGAGACCCTTCAATGCTTTAGCACGGGACATATCTGCCACCGACTTCTCGTTGATTGCATCCTCTAACTCTTTTTTGGATGCGAGATTACCAATTGAATCGATAACGATTATTACGTCATCTTTTCTATCGATTGATTCAAGTTGACCAATTAAGTCAAACTTGAGTTCCTCGACATTGGCGATGGGTGTATGTAACACCCGTGAGGTATCAATTCCGAATTGCTCAAAGTAAGATTGGGGACTACCAAACTCACTATCGTAAAAGAGCATTACTGCGTCCTTCTTTGCCTTCATATATGCACTTGCCATTAGCAATGCAAATGAAGTTTTGAAGTGCTTACTCGGGCCTGCTAGTACCGTTAAGCCAGGCGTGATACCACCGTCAATACTTCCACTCAACGCAACGTTCACCATTGGAACATCGGTTGGCACCATATCTGTTTCTGTAAAAAATTTACTCTCCGACAGTATCGCTGTCGTTTTTATCTTGCTGTTCTTCTTCAGCTTGTCCATCATACTTGACATTATTTTCTTCCTCACGTTTATCTAATTCGTAACCATTACGAAATTCATTGTTTATACTAACACACTTATCAATTAAAGTCAAGCTAGGGTCGAATAAAGTAAATGCTTTTGTATCCTTGGGGAAACACGCACCACCGAATCCACGTTTACCATCATAGCCAGGCACACGGGTGTGACCAACACCAATCCTTTTGTCCTTACCGATTGCATTTGCAATAGTAGGGAAATTACAACCAAATCCAATTGCAGAATCATATAATTGATTAAAGAATGTTACTTTAGTTGCAAGGAATGAGTTCACTCCATACTTAATGAATGCAGCTTCTGGTGCAGAACAGAACAAATATTCTGTTGCAGTACATAGACTGTACACATCATACAACTGTGCAAGACCTTGACATGCGTCAGGGTGACCACCAATAACATGATACTCTGCATTTACAAACTGTTCTTTTGCATTTGATTCTGTCAGGAACTCAGGGTTGATAGTCAAACGTTTGATGTCATCTTCAAAGATTGAAGAATATAAACGGTCAACAATATCTGGAGTGATTGTTGATTTGACAACAACACCACCTTCTGTATGTTCCAATAGTTTTAATACTGCGTCTTCTACAATGGACGCATCAACAAACCCATCATCCGACATTGGAGTTGGAGCGCAAATAAACGACACATGTGGTTGCCAATCAACCAAGTCATCAATCGTTGTATTGTGTTTTGGGTCAACATAATACATATCAATTTCAGGATGGGTAAACGCATAGTCTACTGCACCCCCTACAAAACCATGACCAACAATACCAATTTTTAGTCTTGTCTGCACCTGTTGAGGTGAACCGTCAGGATTTAGATTTCTTAAACCATCATCTTTCATTAATTTACTCCGTAATAATCTTTGTACCATCTAATAAATGCCTCAACACCTACTTCAATGTTTACTCTGGGTTTATATCCTAGTTCTCTTAGTTTCGCAGTATTACTCCAAGTCTCTAGAGTATCTGCGGGGTGTCGAGGTGCGAGAACTACATCAACATCTCTACCCAGTTCTTTACTTATACAATCAATAAAATGCATAAGTTCTACTTGTTTACCTCTACCTATGTTGAAGATTTCTCCAGACGGTAGGTCAGCAAATAGTGTTAATTTAATACCTTCGATAATGTCACCAACATAGGTGAAGTCTCTTTTCATATTACCATAGTTATATGCTTCAATAGAATCACCCGCAACAATCGAATCTGCAAACTGATATAATGCCATGTCAGGTCTACCCCAAGGGCCGTATACAGTAAAGAACCTTAGTCCTATATTGTTTAGTCCAGAGATTTTAAACTGACATTCATTACAATACTTTGTATATGCATATGGATTCAACTGGTGACCAGTAACCTCATCTTCAACCCATCCTGTTTTAGGGATAGGTGTTCCACCATAGACTGAACTAGTAGATGCATAGAGAACTTTCTTAACCTTATACATTTTGCATACTTGAATAAGGTTCTGTGTTCCAATGATATTGTCTTGGTGATATAACTGTTCATTACCAACAGAGTCACGTACACCCGCACGTGCGGCAAGGTGAATGACTACATCTGGCATTAACTTATTAAATGCACGGTCTACTTCGTCAAACTCTTTTAAATCTGCCTTATATACTTGATGACCAAAGTATGCAACTCTGTCTTTTTTAAGTGCGGGGTCATAGTAGTTGTTATAGTTGTCTAATCCAACAACATCAAATCCATCTTCTAATAAACTATCTGCAAGATGTGAACCAATGAAACCCGCTGCACCAGTAATCAATATTCTCATACTTTTACAACTCCGTGGTTTTTCCTAATCGCATATTTACTATCCGTAGGAACTTTTCTGTTTTCTAACACTTCTTTTATATAGTCTTTAAACATCTCCGCACCTTTTAGACCACGGGATGGTGGATATAGTATGTCTTCATTCTCCATGAAGAATATACACATCATTGCAACGTCACGAAAAGAAACGGCTTTTCCTTGGTACAATAGTATTTTATCTTTCTCGGACTTACGTCCTTGTATTACTTGCCACTTATCCATTACGATATATGTACTCCAATGCTCGGTCTGCTTCTTTGTTTAATGGTCGGTTCTCATACCAGTTACCAGTCTCCATGTCTAACTGAGTACACATTTCTGCAATCTGAGATGCGGAAATAGGATACCCTTTACTAACTGCATTACCAGCTACTGCAATCATAATCTGATACATTTTATGATACCAACCAGTATTAGTAATACTTCTATATTCTTGTTCTAACTTTCTAGGGAAGAACGGACAATCACGATATGATGTCCAAGTGTAATCTGTGTTATCTAGTGAATTCTTACGATGTTCTAAGACTGCTTTCTGTAGTTCAGGTGGCAATCTATCCATGAAAGTATTACCTTGTGGTTCAACAAACGAATACTTGTCCATCAACATATCAGGGTCAAGATGCACACCTTCATTAGTAAACATAAAACTATATGCGTCTGGATACTGTGCGGGGACATAGTACATCCGTGATAAATCTTTTGTTTGTTCATCACCCATACCCTCAAACCGTTTGTTCATAGCAAACCAGAAGTGTGGTAAGTCTTTTCTATCAACTTGTCGTGTCAGGGGAAATACTAATCTGAACTTGGGTTGGTCTTTACTAGATGATGCAGTGTTATAACACACATACTCAAATCGACCATACTTTTCTTGTAGTTGTTGTTTTAGGCACTCAACAGGACTGCGATTGGAATCAGTATGTACCATATAATCATCAACGTCAAGACAGCACCAACCAGACCAGCGATTAACATTCTTATTAGACCGTGTAGTATCGGTGACATAATTAGCAGGACTAATAAGAGGACTAGAATTTCTACCACCTTTTTCTCCTTTTTTATCATATAGTTCACTTAACAATACAACGAACTTTTCCCACGAATCGAACGTCATAGTTCGGTGGGTCTTGTTGTCAAAAGTATTTTGAAAGATTGTAAGTGAATATTTCATTGTGTATATAATACCATAGTCTCCTTAAAATGTCAAGCGAAGAAATCTTCTAATGATGACTGAGGTTCAGCAGTCCAACCGACTGCATCCATAATAGGTTCAAGTGGGTCAAGGAATGTCTTGTCAAACATCTTGTCATAGTCAATATAATTATTAAGACCCAACTCACGGGGTAGGTTCTGCGGATATGATATGATGTTTTCTTTTATCGGGTTCGGAACTTTTAGATAGACGAACTTAATCTTTTCACCGTTCTTGATTTCCTCATGACGCATTCCTTTGGTATGCTTGTTATATAACAAAGCACCACGCACATGGATAGGTGTACCCTTCTTGTAAATAGATTTTGTATCTTTCCATTTCTTGACATCATTTACACCACGGGGAAATGATACATCTTCAGGTGGTAACGAGGAAAACTCATTACGGAAGTTTCTGATATACTGTTGGGTCTCAGACTCAGTACCATTCACAAGTATGTGGAACATCTCTTTCATCTTATCACGAACAACCATCGGGGTTGATGACTTGACCGCTTCAATACCCATAATCTTGAGTTTTGGTTCTTTGTATTGGACACCCTCATTGTTATGTACATTCAGAATGTATCGTTTCTTTGCAACCCAAATACCTTTGTCTGCAATAACCTCACGTCCCATCTCCATACGATTGACATATGCATTGGTATAGTCTGCAAGAACTTCATAAGCTTTAGTCAGTACAGGTTCAAAGTGTTCGGAACAAATCTTATCCAAGAACTTTACAGGGTCTTTGGGGTTGAACTTGTTGACTAGGTCACCCATACGCATATAGACTGAATCAGTATCAATTGCAATCACATAGTCTTCGTCAGTATTGAGAAGTTTGTTCATCTCATGATTGACCGCACGTTCTGCCCAGAGAATTGATAACTGACCCGCAAGAGTAATAGACTCTGCAACACGTTGGTCAAAGTATCTGAACCATCGATTACCCAATGCACCATAGAGACTGTTCATAAGAATCTTGATAGACATCTGTTGGTTATCTAGAGTTGCAACTTTGTTTGCAAGGGACTTTGTTGGGGTCTGTTCGTATTCTTGTTTTGCGTCCAACATCTCACGTTTGATTTGTTTACGTTCTGCATAGTACTGTCGAATCACACTAGGAATAATACCTTCCTTATCCTTACGGAAACGAACACCAGATGGTGCAGTTGCATAATTACTATCGGTCTTAGTCATACCTTGTAACATACGTTCTACGTCAGTATCAACTAAACCATCTACCACAGTCTCAGGTGACATATTGTATTGTACAATAATCATAGGATACAGGGAGTTCAAGTCAAAGGATGTTACCCAATCATGTGAACCAACTTGGGGTTCTTTTACATATCCACCCGCAAAGTCACCCTTGGGTTTCTCTTCTTTGGATGGTACTGCAATCTTCTGTAGGTTAAGAATACGATAGATGATTGTATCCCAAATAGTAGTCGTACCGAATACTTCCTCGAAGTTAGTACCACCACGATATGCCATAGTCATTGCAAGAGTAATCAATCCCAGTTTCTCTTCCAACATATCAACCAACTCAACGTCCTTGATATTGTAGTCAATAAACTTTTGATGGTCTTCTTTATATAATGTATGTAGGTTACCGTGTTCTTCATATGAGAGTTTACGTTCACCAAGTACCACGTGTGCGATATGGTCAAGTCGATATGATTCTTGTTGACCTAGAGTGTTGAGTGTAAACTTACGAAACAAGTCATAGTAATCTAACTGTGCAATACCCATAAGGTCATAGGTCTCCACATCTTTGTGTCCCATCTTACCACGTACAGTACGTGCGGATACAACACCCCAAGGTGAGTATCTCTTGGTGGACTCTTCTCCAATAACTTTTCTTGTTCTGTTAACAAGATAGGGAATATCAAATCCCTTACTGTTCCAACCAGTGACGATATCAGGTGACCCATGATTCTGCCAGTAGTCAAGGAATGTATCCAATAGTTGTAACTCATTGTCACATTGATTGTAGATACAGTTTTCTTTGGGAGTGTATTCACCTAGACCCCAGACACGGAAGAAGTCTTCTTTACTGGACTTGGTACAGATAGAGATAACAGGATAGTCTGCCTTATCAGGTTCAGGGAATCCTTGGTCAGATGCGACCTCAATATCAATGGTGGTGATTACAGGTAGTTCACGTTCGAACTTTATATCATTCGGAAACTTCTGTGCGATAAATTGTGAGATGAAATTGTTTTGTCCATAGACCTTGAAGTTGTCCACGTGTTGATAACGTTTGGTGAATTCGGTTGCTTCACGCATAGTCTCAAATTCAATGGGTTCAACTGGTCTACCCTCTAATGAAGACCAACCAGATACGTTGTTCTTATTACGAGAGTTTACAAACAGTGTTGGTTTAAACGGGATACGTTTCTTGACTCGTTGACCACCAGAGTACCCACGATATAAAAGGGTGCTGCCGTAACGGTCAATTGATGTATAAAAATCCATAGAAAATCCTAAGTTAATGTTGTATTATACAGGAAGATAATACAAAAGTCAAGATAAAAAAAACCCCCATCATCAAGGATTGAAGCTACTTTGAGGGACACCTAATCAGTGTGTTCTTTCCTTCAACCCTCTAGGGGGGAAGACTCCTTACTGTACTGTTACGCATTTGTAACTCGGTAAGTTTGAATTCTATTGATTTTGTTTTTTTAACTTTTCCACCTTATGTCGATTCCATCACTGATATGTTAATCAGTCTAATGGAGTCAGTCGCTTACTCACCGTCAAGTCACAAACTTCCCTAGGCGGGTGGTCACGTCATTCCCAACCAATACATCTATTATACTAAACTCAACGGGGTTTGTCAAGCTTTTTATTCAATTATTTTAAAACCTTTTCTTAATGACAAATCCAACCCTATATGATTTTGGGTGATTCCCATAGACTTGGATATAATCTGGGTTGATGCACGTTTGAAGGGAGTATCATTTTTCTTAAAATTATATGCTTGAAACATTTCTTCGGCAGACCATCCCACACTTACTGCCTCTGTATTTGGATGATGTAACATCCATGTATACTTTGCCTTGCGGTCAGGTTTTTCACTTAGATATGTTTTTACCAATCTTTCTACACATCCAAACGGGCCTCCATTTAAAGGAAATGCTCGTTGTGTTAACAAGTCATGTATATGTATTGCTGCAACTCTAGAAAAAGAATAACAAGACATGTAGAGTCCATGGTTTGCATAAGACAATCCATGTTCCATAGTAAAATCAAACTGTCGTTTAAATTCGTCTGCATCTTCTAGATATGAGTCATGTTCCAATACGTAGAATCTTGATTTAGACTCTGAACGTTTCTTTATTAACTGCCAGTGTGTAATGTCTCCAGACTTTTCAGTGGATGACGCATACTGTTTCTGTTCCTTTTGACCATGATGTAACAATGGTTGCCAGTTATAGAGAGGTTCTAATTCTGATATTGTGTCGGGAGTATAACACTGAATGACTTCAATGTCAAGGGGGGTTTTATTATGCCATGACTCTAATGCAATCTCCGTATATCTCACGGAAGTTGGATTGTTCAGGTCTGCAATCATATATGCTTTCATAACATAATGAAAGGGGCAGTTTCCCGCCCCCTTCTCGTTTTTACAGTAAGGGTTGTAGTGCAAGAACCATTAACATCATAGTTCCTACAAACAAACCGAACTCTAATTTAGCTTCGGTTAATTTCATTTTTTCCTCGCAATTAACTTATTTTAATTGAACGAGGCTGCTTCTCTTTTGGGATTTCCGTCTTCAATGTAACTGCAAGGATACCGTCTTTTAGTGAAGCACCAGTTACTAGAACATACTCAGAAAGTCTAAATTGTCTCCTAAACGCTTTTGTAGAGATACCTCTGTGAATTACTTCACGGTCTCTAGATTCATGTGAACCACTAATGGTCAATGAGCGTTCTTTCTGTTCAACGTTTATTTCGTCCTGTGTGAATCCCGCAACTGCTACCTCAATGACGAACTCATCTTCACCAGTCTTCACAATGTTGTGAGGTGGGTAATGGTCGTTAGCGTGTTTGGTTGCGTATTCCAGTTCGTTAAATAAATGGTCGAAACCAATAAATGCTGAACGTGGGAAAAGTTGTTTACCTACTTTTAGATTTGTCATGTTGCTTTATCTCCTATATTAATTTAGCAAGATGGACGTGAACCCGATTAACGGCATTCACGCATGTGAGAATTATTTCTCACACTACTATATATAAGGATTAATTTTTATAATTCAAGCCTTATATAAAAGTTTTTGGGTCACAGTCTGGGTCACTCTCAAATCCAAATGAGAATGTGACTCTAGATACTGAGGGTTGTAAATGATGCCATGTACCTCTTGGTATGAAAACACAATCGCCAGGCTTCATTACAGTTGTTTCGTCACTATTCCTTGGTTCTTCTTGTTCACCGATAGTTATCTTACAGTCACCGATTACTTGAACCAAGAAGACATCCATACTGTCTTTATGTCTTGGGTACGAACCAGAAAACTGTCCAAATCCAACAAACGCAATGTTTGTTATTTGAGGTCTTCCCTTCGTATATTCGTCTTTCTTTGGAGCGGGTTCAACAAAGAACTTCTCCATTTCTGCAACAAGGTTTTTTGCAAACTGAGGTGCAGAAGGTCTTCTATGAAAAGAGTTTAATCCTAGTCTTTGTTTCTCACGATTCCAGTCATATAACTCTTGTGGATGAGTATCAACAAGGTGCAACATGTCGTTCCAGTCCCACTGAAAAGGTATCTTAGACCACCAGTGTTTCTTACTGCGAATCTCTTCCCTATGTTCTTCAAACACTATTGAATCCAACAAACAGGATATACACACCAGTAAGGATTAGCGAATCCTAACATCCATGCGATAAGAATCCATAACGGTATTTGTATCCATGTTTTACCCTTAGACCATTCTCTAAATTGAATAGCATAAGGTGATAACTTATTAAACAACCACTGTGTCATTTATTTGTTACCTATATTATACTTGGGACACAACTCCCATTCTGCTTTATCTTTGAAACCGATTATTTTGATTTGTCGTAGAGGGGCGCATTCTTGACATACTTCTTTGTTTTGAATCTCAACTAATCCCCAGTCAGATAACAATGTTGCAATTGTATTTCTACGATGCACGTCACTCTCTTCTAGATTTGCTTTCTTTCCGTCCAACATAAACAACTCTTTAAAATGGACAATATAGTATCGTCCCTGTTTATGTAAGATATGACAGGATTGAAATAGTTTTTGTTCTTTGCGTGATGCGACACCGATACGAGTCAGAGTCTCACGAACTTTAAGGAAGTCATCTGGTTCTGCTAGAGTTACCTCTAACATGTTCACAGGAGCCCATTTTACTAAATTACTTTCTTCCACCTTTATTCACCTTTTCTTTTATTTCTTTTAACTGAGAAGGTGATAAGAGATGTAGGCATTGTTTAGCTTTTTCATTGCTGTATCCATAGTATTCTTTCACCGACTCAAGGTCATGTTCTAATTCAGGTTTTACCCACTTAGAGAAACGTTTTCGTTTCCTAATTATATTTATAAGAAATGAATATTGTAGACGGGAATCTAGATGGTGATATCGGTTCATCTCATTCGCAATTACAGCGGTATCAGAGAAATACGATAGACTACGGTTAACCATAAAGGAATTATATGATTTCTCATCTTCTGGAGTAATCATAATGTCCTTCTTGGATAGGTTGATACTGTTTACATAATTAAAGGGATTCATTGTTTCTCACACATAAATGTCAATTAGAGTACCCTTCTTAGTAGAAGGATATCCGTATTTGTTCTTAATATACCTAGAGCGGTTGTACATCAACTACTATACCACACTTGTCAAGGAAAGTCAATCCTTGGTCACCTTTGGGGTACTCTTCTGCATAGACAACTCGTTCGATTCCAGACTGGTGGATGAGTTTGGCACAGTCAACGCATGGTGCGTGTGTTGTGTAAAGAACTGCACCCTTCGTCTGTTCCGTTGAAGCTGCAACTTTCGTGATTGCATTCGATTCCGCATGTATTACCTCTGGTTTAGTTTTTAAAGTTTCTACAAAGTTATCTGGTTCGCCAGGCAACGCTTTATTTACAACGGTAGTATGTTCACAGTTATTGTCCCATCCACTAGGCATACCATTGTATCCAATAGAGATGATTCTATTATCTCTTACGATAACTGCACCTACCTGTAATCTTCTGGCACTAGATAGACTCGCATAAACTTTTGCGGTCTTCATATGTGCTACATCCCACTTATCCAAAATCGAATTCCATCTGTTTAGGTAACCACTCGTTATTCACTTTGACCATGGTTACTGGTTGATGTTCTACTTTCTCTTCACTTTTTGCAACAATAATAACATAGTCACCTGTATCTTTGTGGATACGATTACCAAATTTGTCTGTTGTTACTTGGTCGAGAACGTTGGATACTTGTCGTAAATATTTAATCATTTAACACCTTCGCAATGTCTGGACGGAAGTATCCGTCAGGTTTCATAATCTTACCGTCTGCATTCTTAACGACTTTACCGTCAACGAACTTAGACATATTGGATGCACGGACTTCATTCCATACTGCATCAAAAGGAATATTCAATACGGATGCCATACCCATAATGACCCACACCATATCTGCAAGACCATCCGCAACTTCTACGAGGTCTCGTTTATGGAATGCTTCCCATGTTTCGTTATACTCTTCTGTGATTAGAGACATGTACAGGTCTGCCATGTCTGATTTGATATCTTGAGGAAACTTCTGTTCCCCTTGCATCATGAACTGTTCTACTTGTTCTTGATAACTCATAATAAATCCCAACCGTGATTTGCTATCGCATTTAAAATAATAAAAATACATGTTGCCATGTGTGTTAACCACCAAACAGTCCGAATGACTGCTATGGTGTTTGCTTGTTGGTCAGTCTCTCCGACTTTCTCACCAAGACTTTTCGCCCAAACCCTCCACCATTTTTGCACTAAAACCATCCTATTATAATGTTAATCATTATGATGTATGCACACAATAAATTGGAGAGTACTATAAACGTGCGGATGTATGAGATTCTATTTTCATTCTCAACATCATACCCGTCTTCTTCATCAAAAGAACCGAGTGCATGTTTCCATATCGTCCAAAATTTGTTCATGATTATTTATACAAACTCCACATTTGCCATGCATTCAGTCAGACATGCAACAAGGTTTAGTTCGTGGTCAGCGACAAACGCATTCTTGTATTGATAATCAGCGAGTATCAAGACCAGTTGAGGTATAGATGTTGGTGCAACTTTACCCTCCATGGAGTCATAGATACCACGGAAGATTGCGGCAGGTTCGGTGTCCATATTGTTGACCACCCAACTACGCATCTTCTTGAAGTCTTTGGATTTCAATGACTGGAAAAGTAAACCGTAGTTTGCATTACTCTCGTTAATGAGAACACCAGTGTCCAACTTACCAGAGATAGAATGACGTTGTGCTTCATTAAGTACACGTCTCCAGTCTGGTGCGTACCTACCAATTAGTCCCGCAATAACATCATTATTATATGTGACACCTTCACCATCAAGGATGATTTGTAGTCGAGTCATGAACTCACCACAAAGTTGTGCCATTTGTTTTTTAGATGTGTTGAACTCATACACACTGCAACGAGAGTGTAGAGGTTCGATTACTTTGTTCTTGAAGTTGCAAGTCAGAATGAATCGACAGTTCTGAGAGAACTCTTCGATAAAACCACGCAGTGCGGGTTGGGTTGACTGTGCATTAAGGTAGTCCGCCTCATCAAGGATAACAACCTTGTAACCGCCTGAGAGAGAAACGGATGAGGCGAACTGTTTAATTTTACCACGTAGGGTATCGATGTTACCCTCTTCTGAACCATTGATGACAATATAGTCAAGTCCTAGTTCGTCACATATCGCACGTGCGATTGTAGTTTTACCAGTACCCGCAGTACCAGTGAATAACATGTTGGGGATTTCGCCCGAGTCTACAATCTTTTGGAAAGTATCTTTCAGGTCTTGGGGTAGAACGGTAGTTCCAATTAGTCGGGGTCTGTACTTCTCAACCCAGAGGAATTCTTTAGACATAATGTCTCCATAATAATAAAAGTGTTTCTAATAATATACATTGTACACTATATGAAACAAATAGTCAAGAAAAAATTCGGGGGTGGAAAGGAAAGGAACTCTCACACCCCCACGTCACGAGGAACGCAACGTTTACTCTTCAACTCCTTGTTCGGATTGATACTCCTCACATAGTTGAATAATTTGAACCGCTTGGTCTCTTAGTTGACCAATGGTTGATAATTCCTCACCCTTGAATCCACCTCGTTGTACAACAGTATCAATTACTGCTACTGTAGAACGAGAAACTCTGTTACCAAGTTCATAGATTGAAGAGTGGTCTTTTTCTGCTTGTTGTGCTTTTGCCATCTTTATGCTCCGTAGTTAGATGTTTTTTCTAGTGCAATAAAG